AAAAATATATTTTTAAAGTTGACAAATAGTTTTAAACCTGATATATTTATATTATGAATAAAAGACTAATTGCATTCTTATCAATACTTTCACTTTCGCTATCCCTTCCATTTACTCCAGCAAGTGCAGTTTGGAAGGGCACCCCTAATTTAGAGAATAAGCGAGTTGTTCCAATTTTTAATCAACAGATCTCGCCATATTGTTCTAGTGCATTCTTATATGCTCCAAGAATTGTGTTCACTGCAGGGCATGTGATGTTTAATGTTGATGATCGTGAGCAAAAGCATGTAACTCCAATTGCAAATGCCTGGGTTGGATTTCCTAACAGCACTGTTAGCCCACAATCAAAAAGAGTTAAGTCTCAAAAGATATTTATTGCACCTGGGTATAAAAGCAGAGATCTTTGGCTAGGCGGGAACACTGCTACAAGAGAAAATGATTTTGCAATAGTAGTGCTGGAATCACCACTTCCAGTAGATGATAAAAAAGTGGAATTGTTAACACCTGAATTGCACGAGCAATACATAACTTCTGGCGAAGCGGTCGATTTATCTGGTTATGGAAGGCAAACTCCAGAAGATATGAAAAACAATTCTCCATGCAAAGATTTTTCAAGTTATCAATCAAAAGTTGTGGGTAAGGACTTTAGCACTGGTGGTCCACGGTGGACCGCTACGCTAAATACAAGAGTTGGTGTTGGAATGCCAAATTCTTGCGATAGCGATAGTGGATCAGGCTACACAAAAATATTTTCTGACAAATACATCTACTTAGGCGCTGCAGGTGCTGGCGGATGGGATCAACATAATTGTGCATCATGGGAGCCTAATATCAATAGAGAGACTACTAATGGTGCTTACCCAGTTTATTTATATAAAGACCTCATAGCAGAAGCAGAAAAATATGTTGCAGATAATCCATACATTGAACCAACAATTGCTCAGCCAAAGGTTGCAAAGAAAGCAACTATTTCCTGTGTAAAAGGAAAGGCGATAAAGAAAGTATCTGGAATAAACCCTAAGTGTCCCGTAGGGTTTAAGAAGAAATAGTATTATTAATCATGCAATCTTTTGCAGTGATATAATAGTTATATCCTTTTAAAAGGGGATGAAAGACAATTGTCGAAAAGGAGAAACATGTCAAATATTGACACAAAACAATTAAAGGCTATGGGAGCGTCCTATGGTCGTTCAGTACTTGGTGCTGGACTTGCTTTATACATGTCAGGGGTTACAGATCCAAAAGATCTATGGGCTGCACTTGTTGCTGCTCTCGCGCCAGTGATATTGAGAGCAATTAATCCTGCAGATCAGGCATTTGGCTTACTGCCTACAGTTGGTGCCGTAGATACTGCATTAAAAGCAGTTAAAGCACCTGCAAAAAAGGCTGCTGCAAAGAAAAAGAAGTAGTTAGTTAAATAAAAAATAAGCCATGTAAAAATATGTGGCTTATTTTTTTTAATAAAAATTAAATTTTAATATCTTTATACATTGACTGAAACTTTGATTCTTTAAGTTCAAGGGTTTTTTGAAGATCCTCTGAATTAAATTTAGGATTTTCACAATCCTGAACAAAATGACAAAAAAGCATATCCACAAAGTCATCTTTTTTAAAATTTATTTTTTCTCTCCAATGAACTTGATTGGTTCCGGAAAAAATTAAAGCCTCATTATCATTTAATGTAAAACTTTTTTCTTCTACAACAATTTTCCAGTTAAAGGTAGATTTTAACTGAACATCAAAAGTAACTCTTATTGGATCATTAAAATCATCACCATAACCATCAAAGTGTGGAGATAGTGCTGGGGCAGATATATAATTGCTACAATATCTGGCTGCTGCAATTTCTTTTAATTTTAACTTAAAATCAAAATATGGTTGAATTGTTTTTAAAACTTTTTTAGCAATATCAGGAGGCATATCATTTTGATAAATTTTATATCCCATTTGAGGGTGTTCTAATATTTGATTATCTTTAGCGCTATTTATATGATCATATATTTTTATATAATCTTCTTTATTAAATATATCCTTTATTATAATATTATCTTCGTGTCCAATTTTATCTAAATCTTTAAAAATTTTATTCATTTATTTCCTTACTTGTTAGACATTCATCAAAATCTTTAATTTTGAAAAATATTGAAATTGCAAACCTATAATCGCTGGCTGGGAATATTCCATGTCTATTCCAAAAATTACCTGGAAAAGAAATTAACATTCCTGGCTCTGGTTTAATCATTAAATTATGTGATGGAAAATATAATTCTCCCCCATCATAATTATCGTTAAGATAGATTAAATTTGAAATATGGCCACTCCATGAAAAGTCTTGATATTTACTTTTATCTGGATCTAAGTTGTCAGAATGAATTTGAGTAATAAAATTAGGGGTTCTTGATACTAAAAACATTTGATCGGTAAATGGACTAGCAGACTCATCATGTTCTAATTCAAACTCAAATAACTGTTCAGCAACATTTTTCATTTTTTCTCTATATTTTAAAATTAATTCATTTGTTTTTGATTGTAATTCTAAACTAAATGGAGCATTTTTAAAATTACCTGTTGCAACTGGTAAAATAACATCAATATCTTTTTGTGGCATAAAATTTTTAATTATTTTTATTGTATCTGGTCCAGTTTCAATTTTTTTAGTAAATTTATCTTTTTGAACATTTGGTCCAGTTAAATCTACAAAAAGTCTTAACGGGTTTCTTTCTTGTTTATCCAAAACCTCATAATATGAATCATTCACTGGGCTTTGCTTCCTTTGTACTCTCCATACTTACCTAACACTTGCCTAATTTTTGAATCTTTTCCAATACGAACAACCAAACCATTTTTTATTTGTATAGGATTAAATCCGTCATGTCTTTTATAACTACCAGATGATTTTTTAGCCATTATTTTATTAATGTATAAATAACTGCAATAGCACTAAAACAAAAAATTAATAACATAAATGCTGCCACACTTTTAATTGCTCCATCTTTATCCATTTTAACCCCCTTTTTAATATTATACTACATTGTTTCATTAACAATTCTATCAGCAATTAACTCATAGTCAATTTCTAAAATTGAACTATTGGGATCAATTATGTGAACTTTAATTTTTCCAATTTCTTCAAACAAAATATTAGTAATTTTTTCATGCAGTTCAGAACTCAAAACTATCCTTCAATATTTTTTTGAGAAGCCATACGAACAGCAGATTCATTCATAATACTTCCATATATCCTTTCTTGTTTTCGTTCAAAACTAGAAAGTTGAATTTTATTGGACAATCTTTTTTTATTTTTTTTGGCTCTTTTAATTTTATTTTTAGAAACTTTATTGTTATTTTTTTTCATCTTTAATCTCAAATCCTTTGTTAGAAACCCAAAATCCATCCTGATCAACCCCAGATGTCATCACAACATAACACGTAATAAACCCTGCAAAAAAACTAAACATCATAAGTAGTGCCGTCATGTGATTCCCCTTTGTATTAGTATATCAAAAAAAGGGGGATAAGTCAAGATATAATGTATAAATGGAAAGAGCCATACTATATCTAATATATTCCCCAGCCCTTAAAGCCTTCAAGGTTGGTATATCTAATCTATCTAACCGTAGATATTCTCAACACAGAGTAAAAGGTTGGATGATTATTGATTATTGGTATTTTGAGAATAGAGAAGTTGCTAGGTCTGTAGAACAGGAGGTTTTGAAGGTTTTTCGTAATAAGTTTCCTGGGCGGTATTTAGCCAAAGAAGACATGCCTCAAGATGGCTATACAGAAGCATTTAGTAGTGAGAAAATATCATCAAAGAGGGTAATTAAAATTATCAATGCTACTGTTAAAGATACAAACAATGGAACACGTTATGCGATATAATGAATTAATATAGATTTAGGAGTGGATATGGGAGTGCTTTGGTTTTTTGTTGGATTAATTGTGGGCTTGGCCTTAGATTTTGTCTTAGTGTTGCATATGCTCAAACCTCTTAAGAAACGTATTCTAGAATTAGAAAATCGGCGGTAAAGTCAAGGCGCAAAATAGAGGTTTTAAGTTCGGCGAAAAATAGAAAGAGTAAACTAATTTATGCACCTGACGGTGCACTGTTAGTTAGATTCTTCTACTTTAGCCACTATTCTTTTAATAATATATTCACGATATTCTGGGGTAATAATAAAGCCAGTGTCCATCTCGGTCATAAGCACAGACATTCTTACCACTTCATCAATATTCAAGTGATACCCAAAACCAAAGAAAATCAATAGTGGCATTAAATCTATCTACACTAAATCCTAATGCAATTCTGCGAGGAGCAAAACCAACACCAAGCCAAACCCTATTGCTAACTCGCCATTCTTTACTTTTAATCATAAATTTATCTTTTCTTTATTCATGGCTTGTTTATAGCCTAGTTTGTATGACAATAGCACTAATAGAACAATTGCTGATGAATGTAGTAAATAAAACATATTACTCCCTAATGTAAGGGACAGTTTTAAGACTTGTCCAGGTCCTATCCTGATCTTTTCCTTTATAGACGCTGTCAGGCACCATGGCCCGTCTTGGCTTTTGTGAAGCATTACCAGTATATCTAAAGTTGATGGGTTTGTCAAGTGATACAATGATTACATGGGTAAATTAATTTTAGTCGGAACTCCAATAGGAAATCCACACGACATGTCTATTAGAATATTTAATTATATAAAAAAGGCAAAAAATATAATAGCCGAAAACCCAAAAGATTTTAATATACTACTAAATACGCTAGGCATAGATAAATCAGATGCTAACGTTATGTTCGCACATACTTGGCCTGAATACATTGGAGATGAAGTGTTAGTTTCACAAACCATAAAATTGTTAAAATCTGGAGAAGATGTGTACGTGGTTTGTGATGCGGGGATGCCAGCAGTGGCTGATCCTGGATCCATATTGATCAAAGAATGTATCAAGGAGAATATACCTGTTATCTCAACTCCTGGGCCAAGTGCTGTTACGGTAGCGAGTACAATCACTGGCTGTGGTAATGAATTTTACTTTGGAGGATTTATCTCAAAAGACAGATCCTCAAGAAACCTTCAACTTGCAACACTATCCCATAACCATATGCCAAACCTTTTTGTTCTGGTAAATGATCAAACCTACGTAGATGAGGTTTTTCAGGATTTAATTAAAATCTGGGGGGATAGAAAAGGTGCTCTCTGCTACAACTTAACTACTAGTAAAGAATACACAACCTTTGGCAGATTAAGTGAACTGCAAAAGCACTATCTAGATGCCTACTATGGGGAAGATCAGGTCATGATCGTAATAGATGGTTTGGATGAAACCTTATAGTGGCAATTTGGGCGGGATATAAAACATGATACACTTACCCTTAGTATGTGTCCCACCTGTAACAAACCCCTTATCCCAATAGTCTATGGTTTTGTAGGTAAAAAATACCTAGATGCCCACGCAAAAGGTTTGATATTTTTAGTTAGTCGCACATATCATCGAAAGTCTGATCCGCTATCATATTGCCCTATATGCCAAGAATCTTATGGTGATGATGTTGGTTTACCCCCGCTTTTTTAACTGACCTAATAGGCTACAAACCTTGATTATGATGGTTTTAGGGTTTGTCATAAACAATCAAAATACCAGTATAATGAAATAATGAAAACAGTCTTTATCTTGGCAGCAGGTGATGGCACAAGGTGGAATAACTATAGAGGCACTCCCAAGCATAAACTTGTAATTGAGGGTGAAGTCCTGATTGAAAGGACATATAGGCAATTTTCTAAGTATGCAGATAATGTCATAATCGTCGCTAATGAAGAAGAAGGTTTTGCCCAAACTTATATCCCCACTAAAAATAAAGCATGGAAAGATATAGCCAAGTTCTACTCAAGTAGGGATATCTGGACAGAAGGTAAAAATATTATGGTTTTTGCAGATGTATATTTTACTGATGAAGCCGTTGAAATGATAATGACTGATACCCATGATTTATCTTTTTACCTAAGAAGTAACCTTTCTCAAATTACAAAAAAGTTATGGAGGGAGATATGGGGTATAGGGTTTGAAGGTTCTTCTATTCCTGTGTTAGAGTCTACAATATTAAAAATCATAGAATCTAAAGAGAATTATAGTACTGGTGGTTGGCGTTTGCATGATCAATTAACCCAAGATAAACAAAGATTTAACTCCGTAGAGATAGATGATTGGACTGAAGACTTTGATTTTCCTGAAGATCTTGACAAATGGGAACTGTTTAGAGGTAGATTTTTAAAGAAATTATTAAAGAATAAATCTTACTGATAACCTATAGATCTGACTGTAGAGTAAAGTGGAGGAATGTGGTGGGGAATGGAGCGCTTTTTTAAAGGGGATCGTAATGTCTGGCCGAAAAACCTTCCTACCTCCAAACCTTCCTACCTTCATATTGGGGCATATTAGCCATGCATTATACTCTGAAAACCATGGTTTGTCAAACCTTTTTACCTTAAAAACACCCATAAAAAAGTAAAGAAAATGTTATAAAACCATAGGATTTCTGGGGAAAAAATTCAAATATCGTAATAAAAATAACAAAAAAGTTTTAAAATATTAAGGTTTTATATAGAGGGTTTATTGCTTTGTTTATCTTTATCCCCGCCGTTAAAAAAACTGCGGACGGTCTTGAATGTCTTGACTGGATGAAACACTGGGGAAAAAGCAAAGGCCATTGCCTGCTCTAACTGTTGTTCAACCTGTGTTTCTCTTTCTGATTGGCGACGGCTGTTCCCGCCCCAGATTTTGGAAAAATGTCTTGGGCTCATAATCAAATTATATCACTGTTTATTTTATTAAAAAAAACGGGACGGGATCAACCAGCATACATATACCTAAAGTGAGTCCTACAAGTATCTATAACAAACCCTTCTTCACTGGTAGAGGAGAATATAGAATCACTATCACAGTAATAACACTTGGTTTTATTTATGGGTTGAAGGTTTGTCATAAAATTATTATATCAGATATAAAGGTTTGGCAAAAAGTTCCGGGATTTTTTGAAGTTGGTTCTTAATGTCTATTTAAGGTTTGATGGTTTGATGGTTTGGAAGTGGATGCCGGGCAGGCACGCCTAGGCTTCAGGAAAATAATTTTGAGAGTTGGAGAGCATCTCTTCTAAATCTTCCCAAGATTCTTCAGTTATGACATTTCCGTTTTGATCTACAAAACCAAGTGATGCTAATAACATGTCAAAGGTTTCTTCAATGTATAAGTCTGCCCTTGGTGTAGGTAAAACTATATCAGTATGAATAGCGTGTGCTAAAGGTAAGCCAATGTCGTTGTAGTCAACAAACTCTTCAAATGCTTCTTCATCTCTGTAGTTCATCCACAACTCAGAAAGGATCTTTACTTTATTCAATGGAGAAACGCTCATACTATAAGTATACCAAACTTTATCATGGAAGTCTACGCTGGTCGTATTTTAATTTTTCATGCTCAACAGTATCCTCTTGAAACTGAGCACTTTCTAAAACAGACAAAGACCTCTTATAAATTAAATAAGGAACTGACTTTGCTAAATAGTATCCAACCTTTTCTAAATCAAGATAAAAGTCAGATAAAATCTTACCCATGGCAATAGCAGCCTTCTCCTCTTTGGTTACTATTTGCTTTCTACTAACTCTATACATAGGCACTCCTCATTAACATTATACTAAAAAAGTAAGCAGGAGGCAAGTCCCACAACTGCCCCCTGCCTGTAAGCACTAGGATGACCCCCAGCCTAGATGCTTGATGAAGCCCCCACGGAGTGTACCCCGCTGGGCAAATTATAAGTTATAAAACTATCAATGTCTTTGTGATTGACATTGTCATGACTGATAGTGTTATTAGTTAGGTCAATCAATATTGGATGGTCCATCCATTCCATACGGTTAGGGTTACATGCATAGATACCAAACCCTGTTTCCTCCAAAATAGAGTCTTGCATCAAGTAACTAATAGCCATGCGGACGTAGTACTCATTGTCCCCTTTACGTGGAGCAGCATGCTGCAGGGCACGAGCAAGATCTTCATACATACTGTCTTCGCCCCAATGGCTGTACAGCGCTACTGCTAGATCCTCTGACTGTTTAAAAACAAATGTGCAGCGTGCTCCCATTAGTCATTCTCCTCATCTAGGTCTACATCGTTTTCGAAATCGATTAAAACTTTAGATACCCTGCCGTCACTATTAAGTTCTATATATACGGGGTATAAACCATCGCCATACCCAGTATTAAATACTACGGCTGAGCCAGCGTTTAATTCACCATATGAATTCTTAAGTGTAGTAGCGCAGGCACCATGATAAGAATATTGGCCTTCCTTGCCGTCAATATTAAACTCATCATTTTTGTTGGTATCCCACTCATCAAGATAGCATGGGTCGCCAATCATGGCCTGACCGCTATCAACTGAAAACTGCCCTGCTAGAATAAAACTGCCTGTCTTTATTTGGGTCATTATATCTCCTTAGAAATGGAAGTCTACTGGAACTAGATATTGTCTCACAGCCTGCTCAGGTTTGTCAAGTCGTTCTTGAAGGTAGGAAACTTCAGCGATATATTCAACCATATCGTAAGCCCCACTGTCTGGTGTCCAGGAACCCATTAACATCTGTGCTGCTTGTTTGATAGAATAAGTATTCATTACGTCGTCTCCACGCCATTCATTACTTGGTCTACCACCTTCTGAAGCATAGTCGACCATGTCACTGATAAACTTATCAGTCTTGATTTCAACTATGTTACGGTTCATGGCCTGTGCTTTGTTTAACCTTATTTGTGTAAGTGTTTCTTTAAACTTACTCTCATCTTCAGCATAGCCCAGAACATCAGTAGGGTCATTATTATAACCCCCCATAAAATCTGGAGATTTTTGCGCATTTGTACTCCACCTTCCCCCACCTACGACGTGCCAATCTGACCAGTCTGGCATTCTATATCCTTCTTCATTACGGTCTAAACTTACTACAACCTTGTCAAAGGCTTCTTGTTTACTATCTGCCTCAACTGCGATATATTGCAATGTATGCATTATTGTTCATCCTCTTCTACTGAAGTCAAAAGCATTTGATAGTCCTTACTTTCATCAAAGGGCACGGTAGTTACAAAGTAACCAATCCTATTAATAATCTTTTGGCCGCTCCATATATAAGAGTTACCACTGTCACCGTCACCATACGTCCATACAGTGTTGCTTGGCTGCTGCTCTATGAACTCTAACTCTTCGCCATAGGTTTCAAACATATAGCCAATTCCATTCTCATCCTCAAAGGAAGGGTTTGGGCTCAACAAATTTGGAATAGGTTTATAGGTAAAAAACCATTCTTCCTCTGTAAGTTCTACTAGGTCCCTCATTCGGAAACCCTATCTAATACAACTGACAAACCATGCATTACCTCTTTGGTAACTAGGTCTTCATCATCTTCATCGGTTTCATAAGTAAAGTTCATATAATCGCCTGTTGGCTCAAATATAATTTCTACTTCCCATGTATTTGCGTACTCACTCATTGTGGGTCTCTTTCTCTAGGTTCTTAATACAATTTTACTACGAACTGGGAAAAATTACAAGGTATCGTAAGGTGATCTACATCACACTGCTTTGGCTTGCTCCCCAATAGGCTTGAGGGTTCTCTTCAAGAAGTCCCCTAATACTATTAACAACCTCTTCATCAGACATGATTTCTCCGTCTGTGTTTATAAGTTCGATAATCTTATCTAAGATCTCACCGTTGGTCATCATTGCTTATCTAACTCCTTTTGATTAGCACAGTCTTCACAGTTGTTATCTAAATCCAATTGTTCCAAGGTAGCCTCAGAGCCACAATCAAAGCAGGTAGTTAATAGAGCAGCAATCATTAGTCAAAGTACCCTTCTGCCCATAGGCCATCCAAGAAATCTCTAGCCTTAACTAGATAGTTATGAATAGCAGGATTCTCATCAGCATTAATCAACAGGTCTGCCTGAGAAACGCCATAGGTCATGTCTGCTAAATCTCGTTGTGTATATCCTAACATAAATTAAATCCAATATTCTTGTATAACTTGAAGGGTAATACAAAGGCGACAATCACAATCTCCATTAGCCATGTTAGCCATATAATCAAAGTGTTCTAAGTTAGTTTCATATATCGTTTGACAAAGTTCATCTATGGTGTATGGTTTATACTGCGTATTCATCTGCAAACTCCTTAAAGTACCAGTTGAGGGATCTAACATTTAAGTCTAACTCTTTATAGGGATACTTGTCAAGTACGTATTGTAATGCGTCCCCTGCGGTTTTAAAATCAGAGACACACCAATCATCAACAGATACTTCCCAACAGTTAACTCCCCCAGGGGAGCATGAGTAATCTACTTCATATATTTGTACATTTAGGGTCATGTTAATATTTTACACCAAACTGGGAAAAAAATCAAATCCCCTTAATAATGTTTTTATGTGTTATTATTTAAATAAACAAAAGCCGGCCACTTGCGATCCCAACGGGACTTGAACCCGTAGCCTTTACCGTGACAGGGTAACGATCTAACCAATTGATCTATGGGACCAGCGGAGCAGTTTTAAATCTTGCTCAGGATTTTATTGCTAAACTATTTGTAAAGTATTTTGAACAATACTTAGCAAACGATTTTTCTCTGCGTTAATTGCAGGGTCAAATCCAGAAGCAGCAGCAAACATGCTTTCGCTATTACCACCACGAGCAGAACGATACCAGTCTAAACGCTCAGTTAGTGCATTGAACGCACCCCAAGCATTGCCACTAATCATTCCGTTATATTCGCCAGTGTAGATGTCGTTAATCATATCTACTTTGTTTTCCCATTTCTTTACAGCACCCTTAGTATCTAATTCAGGCTTAGGGTAAGCAGCAAGAATAATATCGTTGAAATCCTTAGCAGAGATTTCTTTTGCTATCATGGCATGAGCCATCTTATCAAACTCAGTCATGTAAGCGTTAGCCATTCCCAATGCTTGACGAGCAACAGTTATTTTGCCCTCAGCAGTTTGTGTATGACGGATTTTGAAAGATTGCTTTACGCCATCTTTTTTCTTAGTGCGGTTAAGTGCAACATTAAGAGTATTAGCGCACACAACACGAACAGGAGTTATGCTTGCTTGAATAGCGATTGAGCCATCATGTGATGTGTTAATCAGAAGATAAGTTTTAACAACATCTGCCACGCCATTAGGGTCTAATACAGTTTCACGCTCTAATGCTAATGAGCCAAATACTACACGACCACCTTTAATGGAGCCAGCAGTTTCCCAGCGACCACCACCATCTAGAATGTTATCACCGAATGAAAATAAATCTTCATTTTGTAGTGGAACATAACGCTCACCAACAATTCCCAAAACATCAGTTTGAGTTTTATCAGTAGGGTTAGTGCGAACAACATATTGATAAGATTTATCAGATACTAAACTAGATGGGATTTCTAAATCTTCTAGTCTAACATTCCAATTATTAAGATTAGCAGCAACTAACATTTCGTTAGTATTTTTTTCTTCAGTGAAGACAGTTCCTAGATTGTGCCATGCGGGTTCACGGAATGATGCAAAACTTGCCACACCGTTTTGAGTTTCTAACTCATGAGCCATTTTTATCCTTTCGATTGTTTTAACTAAGTTTATCAGTCATGGCTGCCAATGTCAAATAGGATTGGGGAAAATGGTTTAATCTTCTTAAATAGTATAAATCGGACATTTCGGTCAGAGCCGGCATTTTAATAGGCCAGTTTATGATCATGGCCAGGATCTTGATAGCCCCCCTATCAAATTTAGTAGTGGTCCTCTAATGAAACATCATCTACATTAAGGTCTGCATCATAGTCATATGAACTTAAATCAACATCAATTGTTACATTGCTTAAGTCAAAGTCTTCAATCTCATTTAATGGAATATTAATTGTTCCGCTGAATGAAACAGTGCCTTGAACTTCAACCTGTTTTACTGGATTGAGGCCAAAGTGTTTTGCTAGCGCTATTAAGACTTCTTCTTTAGAGTAGTTAGGGTCATACCACTCTACAATTTGATCTTCTAGCCAAGAATGATTAGATCTTGCTTCTGCAGCGACTGCAGCATATGTGCGTCCCTGATGAAGATCCCATTCAATCTGAGTAACTTTATCAGTCATGAATGTAGGAGACTCTGGTGCTGCGTATGTCTCTGGAATATATTTATATGTAACCAATAGGTTAGGGTTATAGGGCACTGATAGTTGTTCTTGTGTCATTACGTCGCTCATAGGGGTTCCTTTTCTGTTAATATAATAATACCACTAAGATTGGGGAAATGCAAATATGGTTCTTAATTAATATCATATAGTGAGATGTGATTTAGATCACTAAATGCCGGCCCCGCTTTTGCGGGGAATTTAGGTGGAGCAGTTTAGAACTCATGCTCAGGAGTCTTATCTCAGGAATAACCTAGCAATTAAGCCAAGTGCTTATCAGAGATAAATTATTTAGTTGTGCTTACCATAGCAAGGCGACGAGCACCATTTGCTAACTGTAAGGATACTCTAGTGGTTTTAGAGTTAATAGGTGAGAACTTTACAATTCTACCTGTAATACCTGTTTTGCTTGTGGTGAATAAATCACCTAGTTGGTATGTGTATCCGCCTAGTGTCATGATTTTCCTTTTCTGTTGTGGGTTGTTGTTATATCAAGTATAACATTTTTTGGGGGGCAAGTCAAATACCCCCCAATACTATTAGAGATAACGAGCAATAGCGTTGTAGGTGCTAGTGCTAACTGTTTCCTCGTCCGTCATTAAAAGAATACGGATAGCGTTAGAGATTTCCTCTTTCATTTCACGATAAGTGTGCTGATGGATTTGCTCAAACTCTCTCGTTGGCTCAGCAGGGAACTCGCCTTCCTTAACTGATAGGTCAAAATCTACATTAAGGTTGTTTGTCCATTGGCGATAGTTAGTTCGCACATTTTCAGCCTTAGAGATGTTAGCGATAGCGAAAGTAAATAACTCTTTTTTCCAAGCATCATGTAGTTCTTGATACTTTGCTTCGTTTTCGTCTTGCTTCTTGTAGTTAGCCTCTAGTTCTGCTAACTTATTTGTTAGGGCTGTAATAACTTTTGGTGTAGCGATTTTTACATTTATTGCTTTGCCTCTTGCCATTGTGATGGGTTTCCTTTTCTATTTGGGTTTGATGGGGCTGTTAAGTTGAGCAGTTTTTGGTCATGCTCAGGACTTTAGCCACTAGGCTAAGATTACTTTGCTGTCCAAGTTGTCCAGCGAGTAGAGCCATTAACATCTAACTTAACTCTTACTGAGTTTTTGTTAGTTGGCACGATTTCCTTGATTACACCTGTAATCTTAGATTTTTGTGAGGTGTAGGTATCCCCTACTTTGTATGTTGCGTTTGCTACGGACATGGTGTCCCTTTCTGTTAGTTGGACTTACTGTTTAAGTATAACATTTTTTGGTTAAAAATACAAATTATATTTCTAATAATCTCATATTTTGAGATGTGGTATCTATGATGTATCTCACACCACCATACCGAAACGGACAAAACGGACAATTAGTGCCCCATACCAGCAAACAAAAAATAAACTGATATGAAAAATAGTATTAGCAATATATCCACGAATTACTCCTTATTTATTTTTTAGATGATGAGAAAACTATATCGCTCTTAGAGTATACACATAATCCGCATGAAACGCAAGCGCTTCCACTATTTGAGATAAGCGGTATTGACTTTAGGTTTTCAGGACACTTAGCACCAGGGCGGTTGAATAACTCTTTCATATCTGCCTGACCTATTGCAAAATTTTTGGCAAGGTATGCAAGTCTAACGCCATGATCTTTCTTAAGACTAACACCTATCTCTTTATTCTCACTATCTGTGGAATAGTATAAAGATAGATTAGGTATACCCTTTAGCATTACGGCTGCAGCGTGTACTCTAGTGTATACCCAAAACTTTATATCTGTATTATTAAGGATGATCGTTTTCCATGCAATGGTGTACGTGTCATTAAAGAAGTCACCGTCCCAATGGATACGGAATAGTAAGGGAGCATTTTTCTTTTCACAATCTTTTTTAAAATCATTAATCATATTCTGCAATAGATCAATCATGCTAGATTCATCAGCGTCTTTTAATAATTCCCAATTGTGTAGGAGGTTAGTCTTTACTCCTTTGAATAACTTTTCAAGTTTTCCTGCGTAGCAAACATTTTCACAAACACTAGTGGCACCAGGGCATGAGTAAGCCTTTCCAGCAGGGAGCCCGAACGTGTTCGCAATTGCGGCTTGCTTTCCATTTTTTGTGACAAGGTTAGCAACCTTTCTGTCGAATGATCGTTTTAATTGGGTCATAATTTAGTATAACATTTTTAGGGGAAAAATACAAGTATACGTAATTAAGAAAATCGGACAAAGCGGACATCGGCCGGCCCCGCCTTACTGCAACATCATTAAATCAAATTGGTCGTATTCGCCAACTTCAATTGTTTCTCTTTCGCCAAAATCATTTACAATTTCTAAATTATATCCATCTGGTAAAGATATAATTTCAGAGATACAAACTACATCATCTCCGTATTGTATAAAATCATTAACCATTAACTGTCCTGCAGTTAATACATCAACTTTAATATAGTCCATAATAGGAATAATATCATCTTTTTCTAACGTTTTCATTATTGATCCTCAATTTCTGCTAATGTTTCCCATAGGATAGGTTCTAGAATTTTTGCAACTGCATCTAATTTATCTTGTAAGTCTTTACTCATCTATATCCTCATCACTAGGCTCAATGAACCACTCTAAGTGTGCGTGTGATACCAATGCGCTGGCAGTAGTCCAAGTGTTGCCTTTCCAACTAATCTGAAAGCCATCAACAACTGGTAATTCTATTCTACGAGAATAGTCTTCATCATAGTAAGCGTCAATTGCTTCAATGCAAGGCTGCACCATTATTGTTGGTATTGGTGGATAGTGATTACCTTGTAAGTGATACTTTAATTGTGTTTCTAAGTCTAGCGTTGTATCCGCTAGACCAATGGCTGTTATGCTTCCCATTATTTAATTACGACCTCTCCATTAGTGTAGAAGGTTTTAGTATACATCTTACCTGTTGGGTCAGACAAATTGTAGGTTGCGTATTCTTTAGCAAAGCCATAGTCCACGCATTTATCCCAAGCATTAACGGCTTCTAGCATATCGTTAACTCGCAGGGTATTTATTAACTCTCCATCATAGGAAGTAGTAAGTGAATAAGTATATTCCATTAGTTTAGTTTCCAATCCATTAGTTCATCAGCGGAGATAGCATAAGGATTACATTCGCAAGCCTCACTATCAAAGTCTACATTATTTCCTTGATATATCCAACCATAGCCGTAGCAGTATTCGTGCTCTAATATATCCATTATTGTTGATTTTACTTTACCCATTTTTCCTTCTTTCTTTATATCTTTATCCTATCAGATACGACCGACAAAATCCAATTAGACGCCTTAATCTAGGGAATTTCGGGTGTGTTTTTAATCACATCATAAACACTGTGGATAACTTGTGTACGACACGCCACCTGCGCCGGCCACCTCCGAACAAATGTTCGAGCAGTTTTTATTCTTGCTCAGGAATTTTTTATTATGCTGGCACTAATCCAATTTCATCAATACCGCAAGCCTTTTCAAATCTTGCGAAATCAAAATTATCATTATCTGATTTAAACCAATCTGCAAAAGTATCTACTAAATCCTCATAAGTTGTTTGTGGCATTTCATCTACAAAACTTTTAAGAATATTTGCGGTTTGTATATAGTCTTTTCTAGTCATTAGTTAGCCACCTTTAGCGTTGCGTAAGAATTGCCTGCGTTTAATTCATCAATAAGTGGTTTTAGTGCAGGCGCAACTAAATCTTTTAGCATTTGTTCTAGCATAGCAGTTTGTATTTCTTGCGGTAAAGAAAGTACGCGTTGTGCGGTTTCATTAGTTTCATCTAATTCAGTTACGAATTTTAGTGAGTGTGTAATTGTTTTCATTAGTCATTTTCCTTAGTAGTAAATAAAGTGCCTAGTGCGAAATCATTACAGTCGCATTTTTCTACATCATAGTTAAGGTTATCTCCCCAAAAGATTAACCCTGAACCTGAACACTCATCACAAGCAAAAGACATTACGGAGTTTATCATTATTTCACCAACGCCTTTCCTCTTAGTGTGCCACTAACACCTAAGACATCACAGGAAAGTTTTACGGATACGCCAACGGGTAATTGGTTTGGGTAAGTGTTTATGAATTGAGCAACCGCACCCTGAGAGGGTAGGTTTATTTTTTTAGTAGCACCATTATAGGTTTCTAGTTTTACAGTATAAGTCATTTCTGACCACCTTTCGTTTATTTGTTTGAATTGTAATTCTATCAGTTATCGCTGACATTTTCCATTTTAGGGGGGTGTGTTGGGGTGTGAGTTACCTCACATCTCCTTGATATTTGCCTCATGGTAGGCAAGGGTTATGCCCTCACCATACTCAGCGACTAGATCGGTATAGACCTCATCTAGATAGTTAAGGTAATCAGACATTATTCACCTACCTTAACCGCTACTGTGCGATAAGTATTTTTAAGACGACCTTCATCTATTTCTACGAAATAGGCTTCGGTATTTTCACCATACCAAAGAGCATTTTTAGATTTCTCTGCTGAGATAATTTTCCCAGTTAAAGAATTAGAGTTATAAGTTTTACCAATTAGTAAATCTTCTATTGTGTATAAGTTAGCCATTGTTAGCCACTTCCTTTCTTTATTTTCTTACTCCGTAAGTTTAGCAGAAAAATCTCACAAAATCAAATCGCCACGCCGTAAATCTCAGAATATGGACAAATTTTTCTGTGATCTTAACCACATCTCGTAAGTTATCCACAGGCTGTGTACGACACGCCATGGGAGCCGGGTTTTTTGCAGATTTTTTATTTCTGCAAAATTTTTTATTAGTTAAATTTATCTAATAAAATTTGTTTAACAATTTCTAAATCTAATTCACTTAAATTAGTTAAGTCAACTGCGTTTTCAAATTGCTTAGTTATATTTTCATTTTCCATTTTTATGTTTTACCTTTCTAGTATATTTCTTTTTATTTGGAATTGGTGTCGCAGCATTACTACGACGCAATTCTTGAATACGAATTATTTTATTTTTTATTTCGTTAATCATTTTTTATTCCCAACAATTAGAGCAAGTAATTATATCTTGCTCATCAAATAAATCGCTAGAGATTTTGTTATCGCATAAGCGACAATTAAGTGTTATGGTATTCATTTAGACACCTTCCAATTTAGCAAGATACACTCATCGCACATAGCAGAGATACCATGCTTAGAAGTATAAGCGGTATTTGTATAACAAAACTCACAAAGTTTTTTTATCATTTACTTACCTACCTTCCATGAAGACCAATAAGATAGCAATTCGCTATCCTCAATATAGTGAGAATAAATATTCTGCTCACAATTTTCGCAGAAAGTATATTTCATATCCTCATGGATAGAGATAGCCAATTTATTTGGTATGTGTTTTACACAACCAGTAATTAGTGTATCAAGATAATTAACTATTTCTTGATTTTCATTTTGATCGCAATAGTAAGCGATTTCTATATCTTTAACAAAACTTTTCATTTTGTCCTTTCTAAGTTTGAGAAACTTTCTCAACTTTCTTTATACTAGAAGTATAACAGCGACCACTGACATTTACTGACCAGTAACCAGCACAAAACGGACATATGGGATTGTGATGTATATCATGTGGATAACTTACGCTCAATTATTAGTGTGATGTGCGCCATGTGGATAACCCCCCAGACACACCCGACCGTGCCGGCCACCCTGTCCGATATGCACCAATTGTCTTGTGGTGTAACTCACATGCGACACGCCGTGTTGCCCCTTGACTTTTAGGATTATCTATGATAGGATACCAGTATCAAATTAAATATAGAAAGTTTAGGGTATGAGCCTTAGCAAATAAATGTGACTAGTATCACAGTGAGCCTAAGCAAATAAGACCCCAAAATGTCAGACCCCCCTGCTAGAATTGCAGGTATAAAGAAAGTTATCTAGAAAGGATAAACTAAATGAATACAATAGACTTTAACAAGTTAAGAGCAGATGTTGCTCAACATGGCGGAGGTCATCTAGTAGATGAATTACGCAAAGTGCAACAAGCACAATACAAGCGTGAGGATTTACCTCTGCTAGAAGCATTAGGACTTGCTAACGCATTTCTAACTGCTCAATACAATGTAGAGGAGGAGGTTAAATAGTTATGGAGTTTTACGCAGACTTGGAATACATATCGCTATATGTTAACAACCTATATCCAAACGGCATAGCAATAGAGTTGCCTACATGGTTACTAGTGGGAACAATTGCACTAGTATGGTCAATTAGACAATGGAAAAAATAATTGGCTGAGTATTCTGCTGAGCAACTAAGACGCAAGGCCCACTTAGACAATGGTGGGACTATTGCGGACTACGATAGGACACACTACACAGAGCAAGCATAGAGGGCTTCCCCCCTTTATGTGCTCACTATATTTTTTATTTTTAAATTTTTAAATTGCGCATCGTACATCTGAAAAAAATATTCAGATTTTGGTAAAAGTGAAAATAAAAATTTTTTCAGATTTTTTCTGGCCAAGATCCTCTGTCTTCTAAGACAAAGCCATTCTCTCTATCGAACAATTGATAATCAAGACTTACAACTTTAAAGGTTTCTCCAAAAGCAAGAAGAACCTTGGCAAGATTTAATTCTCCGCAGGTATATAAATCAAACTGAACTAATGATGGATCTTCTTCGTCCCATATATGAAATGCTATATGGCTAGTCTCTATCATTACAATAGCAGTAAGTCCACGATTGCCTGGTTTGTCAACATAAGACGCAAAAGGTCCTTTAATAATCTTCATGTCAATGTTTTCAACTAGGCGGGTAAGAAAGTCAACGCCTTGCTCTTCGGTATTAATAGGATTTTCTACTTTGGCATTAACCAATAAATGTTTATGAAATAGCATGAGTTCTATTGTACACTATACGCTTGGTTCAAAAAATCGTCTGCCCAAAAGGCTGCAAGAGATTCATTGCCTACATCATCAAAGTAATAGCGATTCTTTTCAGGGCTATACGTCCAGCCTTTCCAAAGGTTAACATCCTCTTCTGCCCAAGTAAGGTTTGTATCCATTTGGCTATAATCTTTTCCTACGCTAGTCATTTCAGTCATGGGTTAATCATATCAAAGTTTGGCGGGATAGTCAAATAGTAGCGCACTTAACGATATTAATTATTAAAATAATAGTATAATACAAGTATGAAATCAATTTATGAAATTCCTCTAAATTCTGCAGACGGCTCCCCAAATCATCTTGAACAATACAAAGGCAAGGCTGCATTAGTTGTTAATACAACAGTAGGTTGCGGTAACGCTAATCAAATGGAAATTCTTCAGTGGCTTCAAGAGAAATATCAGGATCAAGGGTTTGAAATCATTGCTATTCCTACAAATGATTATTGTGGTCCAGGAATTACTTCTGGAAAATGGGCAGATGGAATTACTTGCGGTGTAGATTCAAAGGCTTACGGAGAAGATGTTTACGGAACAACATTTAAGTATTCTGAAATGGTTTCTTCATTTCCACACAAAGATTTTTACAAAATGTATCCACAAGTGCCATCACAAACAACTGGACTAGTTCAAGAAACTAAACCACCTCATGAGATTTATCAAGAAATTTCGTTACAAATGAAGGCTTTGCGTGAAATGAAAGACCATCTAAAAGACTCAGATACAAAAGGAGACTTTCTATCGCCATGGCTAAACATGGGCTTTTATGGTGGAAGTGACATGGGCGGCAACTTCGAAAAGTATCTTATTGATAGAGACGGATATGTCATGAAGCACTTTGAGAATACAGTCTTAAACTACGATGTTGAAAAAACATTAAAAAGGTCGCTTATTGAACAGGGAAAGAGCCCTTCTGTTCGTGACGATAGATCAATGGAAATGTTTATAGAGGAGTATGCTTTTGTTTGTCATGAAATTGAAGCAGCAATTGCAGGAGAAAAATCTGCACTTAACCCAGTTATGGCAAAAGTTTAAAACGGGGAATTCAAACGTAACTAGACAAATATAGTCCTATATGATAGAATTAATATATGCACTTACTTGGACTAAAAATTCGAAAAGACCGTAGAGAGAAGAAATACTCTATGAAGTCTTGCTATCGCTGTAGCAAAGTTATGTGGATTGCAAAAGAGCAACTACGTGTCGATAACTACTGCTCACCCTGTAGTTAAAATGGCTATCTTAGACAACCTTGAAGCCTCTATGGCAGATGACGACGGTATGCCAAGTCAAAAAAATATAAATGAAATTAAAGAAATACTTAAAGATCCGCATCTTGAAGAACGATTAAAATACATGGAGGAACATGGGATCTGAATATCCAGAATCTTGGTCAAGGCAAACACCTAAAGGCTATGAAACAAATGGCAGCATAGCAAGACTACAAGATGGCGAGGCTGTTATAAATGATGGTTTGGCATTGAAGGTTTTTCAAGAGTTTTGCTGTGAAAGTTGTTCTTGCAAATCTGAAAAAGATCATATGAGGAATGATGAATAGCCTAACTCATTATGGATCTTACGATCACTCAGACAGGATGTTGTTAATTCTTGCAATCGCAGCGGGGATAACGTTAATTGTTTTTTTTATAAATGAAAAATTTAGATAATGTTTATATATGACGATAACTTTTTAACAGAAGAAGAAATAATAGAAATAGATAAAAATTATTTTAGCCCTGAAAAGTCTTGGACATATTTTCCTGGAACTCAATCAGATCCTGGATACGAATATAAATTTGAAGAGGGAAACTCTATGGTTGATTTTCCAGTCAAAGATGTCGCATATTTTTCTTGTTTGCAAATAGGAAATACTGAAGGCATGGGATATAGTCATAAAGTAAGTCCAATATTTATGTCCTTAATAGATAAGTTTTGTAAAAAACATAAAATTGAATACTCTAAGGTAATAAGAATGAAATTTAATATGACTCTAAGATCAGACTATAATAGCCATATGTATCCGCATGTAGATGATATGAATGATCATTATGTTTTTTTATACTACGTTAACGACTCAGATGGAGATACTTTTGTTTTTAACGAAAAAGCAGAGTTATCTAAAAAATTTGAATATAAAGACCTAACATTAATGAAAAAAATAACCCCTAAAAGAGGAGCAGCAATTCTTATGGATGGAAAACATTTTCACGCTGTATCTGCGCCAACTAAAACCAATTTAAGATGTGTAATTAACGTTAATCTTCAATATTAAAAATTTTTAATAAGGCTTCTTAGCCATTTCATAAGCCTCTTCAGAAGTTTGGCCGTTACTCATTCCTACGCAATCTGTTTGATCTGGCTTTTGCATGCTAAGCCCAATCTTAAGCATATCTTTGTATTTTTCGGAATATTCTTTTTGTTGAGAAATCATTTTACCTTTATGATCTTCTGGGTATAAATCATTATCATCATCTGACCAAGCCTGACACAATAAAATATCATAATAATCTCCTGGACCAAACTCTAAATCTGGTCTCCAGTGGACATCTTGATTTCCAGTAAACCAAACAGCCGAACCATATGTGCCCATGTCAAACTTTTCATCTTTAACATAAAAATCCCATTGCTTAAGAGATCTCAGTCTAACTGTGCAGGTATATAAGGTTTTATTTGTAACAACATCTGCATGTGGACACAAGTTTGGCGCTCCACCACTGTCATGTGTGTATCTTGCATAAATTAAAACTACATTTTCATATGGGACATTTCCCTGTCCTAACTCTTCTGCTTTATTTTTAATAATGTCAATAAGTTCTCTTGGCCAATCTTTATTGCTTGTAATAAAACCATTACCTTGAAACTTAAAAAAATCATCGTACTTATCACCTTTTTCTTTATGACCTTTTTCCATCTTTGCGTCAATAACGCTGTAGACAAGATCTATTTGATCTTCTGTAAAAAAATTATCTATTTGAAAAGGCTCTATTCTTTTAACGCTCATTAAACCATTGTATCATTATTTTACCATTTACCAATAGGGCACTTAGCATTTACTAAAGTTGTTTTTAATTTCATAAAACATCCACACTTACGACAAGTTTCTGTCTTAGGTCTAAAATACTCACAAGACTTACAAATTTCTAAGCGGGACTTAACTAGATCTTCTGTGCTTTTTGGCTGATTAGGATTAAACAAATCCCAAGGCTTAACATCATCGGACATATTTCTTAATAACAGCCATAAGGGAAACAATAAACATAATAAAACCTACTACCATTATTTCCATTCTATCTCCTGGTTATACGTAACACTATACTCGCCTGAATATATCTCAGCATAAGATATTATATCGCACATATACCTTGTAAGGGTGTTTAATCCAACCATATCACACATGTACTTTATACCATTGTTGATTGGTGAATAGTTCATCCCCTCGCTTTCTAGGGCCTTATTTAGTGTATCTAAATACCTTTGCTTACCAAACCTTTTTGATGAAAATGATTGGTTCGGGTACTTTTCTCTTATATCTGAAATATCTAAGGTTTGTTCGATAATTGGTTTTACATCTACATCTCTGAGCCTCTTTGACCAGTTACGCATGTTGTTGCTGTAATGATTCATATTAGTTAGTGTTGAGTCAGCATGAGCCATGCGTTTGAGGTCATACAGATCAAGATCAATCTCTATTGCCGCCGAAATTAAAAAACAAGTTGCAAATGGAAATTTGGCAGTATATGTTTTTGTATTCCAAAATCGATTTGGATTAAACGACGAATCAGCCATGTTGTCATTTTGAACTCTCATATGATTTCCGACCGAAACGAATTGTTTTGTATTCATGTCACAATCGACAAAAAGACATTCTTCCGGCTTTACATCGTCAGAAAGACATAATAGGTTTTTATCATAAGTCCCGACAACTTTTGAACCATATTTGCGATTCAACAACTCCGCCGACATAAAACCATCAATATCTGGCGAGATAATAATTTTTTGAGACTTCTGTAATGTTTCCAATATAGCGCTGTTAATTTTTAATTTCTCCCTTAAACAAATGTTATAATTAATCTATTATGGAATTAGCATCTACCACAACAGCACTTATAATTTCTGTATTCACAATTGTATCAGGAATTGTTCTTACAATCAAGTGGTTAGTAAAACATTATTTAAACGAACTTAAGCCAAATTCTGGAACATCGATAAAGGACCAAATATCAAAACTAGAAATTCAGATTAATGAAGTGGACTTCGACAATAAAAAAATAGAAGTTAAATTAGATAAGATGTATGAAATATTGTTAGATTACATATCAAATAAAAAATAGTCTATATATATAATATATTAAAGGTTTAAAGGTATTCTTTTTTTCTTATATATTTTTA